CATCGCGCACCCCTGGATGCCAGCGATCGGGTAGTGCTCGGAGTCCGCGCCCGTGCCAGCGGGGAGGGCCGTGAACGCGTATGCTTCGCTCACGTCAGACCAGATATCCGCACGGTCCAGGTCGTCAGTGTCGATGTCGTTCGTGTTCGTGATCAGGAAGCTGTGCGACGCGATCGAACCCGTGCCGGCCGCCGTCTGCTGCCATTGCAGGCTCAGGCCCGCGTTTGCCTTGATCGGCATCGGGCAGCGATAGACGGTGTCAGCGGCGAGCGTGGCGGTGCCGTCGAGCACGACCACTGCGTCGGTCACGTCCTCGACCGCCAGCAGCGGGAAGCTTGCGCCGTCTGTGCGCCAGTTGATGTCGAATGCCATAAGCCCTCCTCATGTGGTGATGAACGTGTGCAAGTCAGTGGCAAGCGTGACGATGTCGAGCGCTGCTGCCGCCGCGCCGCGCACCTCCGCGAGCAGCGTCATTTCCCACGCTGGGCAGTCCACGCTGCGATAGGCGCCCATGCCAACAGGGACCGTGCTCGTCGCGCTGCCGCTAAATGCGGTGCTCGTGTCGCCAAGCTCGGTCGCCAGTTCCCAGAGCTCCGTATCCGGGTCGTAGCGCACGATCCAAACGTGCCATCCCGGGGCCGTGTTCGTTGCAGCAAGGTTGACATCGGTCACCGGCGGGGCGCCCGCGTCGATGCGCGCAAGCAGGTTGCCGGTTGTGCCGATGGCCAGTTCCCACCCGCCGAAGTCGGCGGCCTCGTCGCGCTTGCCAATCAGGGTTGTGATCGCCCCCGCGGCGTAGGCTGAGATGTATCCGGCCACGATCACGCAAACGGCCTCGGTGCCGTCCATGTCGCCGATGGTCGCGATCGGTGCCGTCCACGTGTCCGTGGAGCCAGCGGTGACGCGCAGGGCCATATCACCCCAGGGCGCAAGATGCGTCGTGCACGCGCCGTAGCTGGCGCTGCCATCGGCTACGAGCACTGCCAGCCCCGCATGATCCCCTGGGGTGCCCAGCCACAGCCGGGACGGCGCGGTGCCCAACTCCGAGGTGACGACTTCGAGCATCGTGTCACCGCCAAGCAGGTCGCGATCGCACAGGCTGAACGGATCATCGCACAGAAAGTCGATGCTCTCGATCGCGTGGCCCTGGGTGTGCGACTGCTGCATCAGGTCGATGATTGCCTGCGCGTCCTCGATCGAGTAGCTGCCGGCCTCGTTGGGATCGCGGTAAATGAAGAAGCGGTAGATCTCTTGGTCGTCATCGACGGCGATGGCGAATGCTCTGCCCCGCTCAATGACCACCACATCGGCCGCGTCTTGGCCGAGGATGAGCGCAAGCGCCTGCTGGTAATCGACTGGCCGCACCCGTTGCCGGCGCACCAGCAGCGCCACGATGCGCGCGCGCCGCTCGGCATCGGTGCCATCCGAGGCGAGATCGAGCATGCTCTCGTACTCGGCGAGTAGCTCCGTTGCGGTGCTCGGGTCCGCCTCCTCGACCAGGGCCTTCGCGCGCACGCTCACGCGTGCCAACTCGTCGCCGCTCGCCAGCATGACCGCAGAGAGCTTGCTGTCCGGGTCGGTGCGCCAGATGCGCCCGGGCGGCAGCAGCAGCTTGAGCATGCGCGCATACGCCTCTGCGTCAATCGTCATCACACCCATGTGATCGTCCCCAATACAGCAAGCTCGCCGATGTCCGGCACCACGTCAGCCGCCGGAACGGTGACGATGAAATCCTCGACCCCCGTGGCAACACCGATCGCTACCTGGATCTGCGATAGCTTGACGGTGCCGCGACCATCCACGTCGCCCGGCTCGGCCACGCGAAAGAGCAGGTCCACGAGCTCGGCCTCGACGGCATCGCGCACCGTGCTGGTATCGGGCGTGAGCTCGATGGTGAAGTCCACATCGAGCTGGGTAGGAGCAGCCGCGGTCACCTCTGCGGTGACGGGTCGCTGCGAATCCAGGTAGTCCTGCACCGCGGTAACCTCGCCCGCGTCCGGGAAGATAGGATCCTCGTCATCGCGCACGAAGCGAACCGTGACTGTGCCCAGGCCACTCTCGTGCGGATATACCCAGGCCCGGGTGACGCCCGCGACTTCGAGCGCCCATCCCTCGTAGTCCTGGTCAGAACCGCCTGTTGGTGGCTCGCGAAGGCGCAGCAGCAGGCGCGCGCGCGTGCCCTCGGTATCCTCTTCGTCCACGCCGCCGGCGATGCCCGGGCTCTCCACGGTCGTATCCGAGTCCACGCCGGCGATCGGCGACTCGAAGGTGAGCGTCTCGCCGGTGTCGAGGTTTCCGTCTGCGCCAGCCTCCACGGCCTCGATGGATACGCTTGCCACGCCGCCTGTGATCGTCGCCTCCACCGTCACGACGTAGGTAACGCCGTCGTCGCGCACGAGCACCGTATCCACCGGGATGACGCTCGTGTCCGTGCCAGTGGCCCCGACCGTGCCAGACGCGAACGTCGCGGGAATGGGCGTGATGCCGTAGTTGGCCGCATACCGCAGGAGGTATTCCCGCTCGGCCGTGTCCGCGAAGAGCTGCAGCGCCAGCCACGACAGGTGGCCGTTGAGCATGTGCACCGCGCCGGCCCAGACGTTGGCCAATACATCGGCCATGGCTCTGCGCACAAGCGCGCCGGCAATGCCGAGACGCCCGCGGAAGTCACCCCGTACCCGCGTGATGAGCGCGGTCAAAGTAGGTCTGTCAAACGGCATTCGCTGCCTCTCCTTCCCAAGCGTGGGCAAACCGATACGTAGCCTCATCCCCGGCTGGCCGCGTGATCACGACGACCATGCTCAGGACGTGGCCATCGATGAGCACCTGGACATCGAGCGCGCTGGCAACGCGATCTTCGATGAGCCACGCCAAGGCCTCCTCCGCGAACGACTTCGCGCGCGCCGCGGTGTCCGAGAGGATTTTGCCCCGGTCGAGCAGCCACAGCCGCGAGCCGAAGAGGTCGCCCTCGACGGCCGCGAACTCGTCTGCCCACCAGCCGCGCCGGTCGTCGTCCTCCCCCGGAAGAACGTCCGCCTCGTCGGCGCGCCGGTCGGTGAACAGCGAGAGCAGAACGGCGGTGCGCAAGCCTTCGTCGCTCGCGAGGTCGTCGTCTTCCAGGTATAGATCGGCGCCACCGGCGTCGAGATCCCATTGCAGTGCGATGTCACCCATTATTCAGCCTTGACCTTCTGGGCCGCCGCCGGAAAACCGGCCGTATCCAATTCCGCCAAGATGCTCGTCTGCAGCCCGGCACCGCCATCTTGGGCGACAGGCACACCTGCTGCGATGGCGTCATAAATCGCCTGCAGGTCGCTCTTGAGGGCAACTGGATCGGAAGCGCTGACGCTGCCAATGCGCACCTCGCCGCCGGCGCCCGGAACGATCTCGATATCGCCGCCGTCCTTGAAGAACACCTTCGCGCCGTCCTTGTGGTAGATGGCAACCTCACCGGGCTCCAGGGCCGCAAGACGGTGCCGGCGGTCATCCACGGCCACGACCAAAGGGTGCCCGCGGTCGCCACCGGGGAAGACCACGACGGCCTCAGCGCCTGGCAATGGAACGCTGGTGAAGCCATATTCCTGGAAGCGCTCGCAATCGTCGCGCACCTCACCTTCGAGCAGGCCGAGCTGCACGACCTGCAGCTTGCCGCCGTCGCTCACCACGTTGACCACGGCGCGCGCAATGGCGTTGGCGATGCGCGTCTTGAGTGGGCGCAACAGGTGTCGCAATTGCTGTAGTAGGTGGCGATCCATGGCTTCAATCCAGGTTCTTCCACCAATCACCGGCGCCCTTGCGCACCACCGCGCGCGGCTCCGGCGTGAAGGCATCTGGGCGTACGAGCCGCATCAGCGTGGTCTCGCCGCCGTCCCCAAGGGCATACGTTACCTGGCTGATCAGCATGTCGCCGTCCACGCCGATAGCATTCGCGTTAACGTGCGCGATGGCGTTGATCGGCCACAACTCGCCGCTGGGTTGCTTCCAACCTTGCACGGCGATGTTGGCGGTCTCCGACTTCGCCGCGCGGATGCGCGCTTCCCAGTCGCCCAGACGCCGCGCATCGGCCACCGTGACACCGCTCTCGGGCCGGACCATGAGCACGCGATCTGTACGGCGCACATCCGAGTCGGCGGCCTCCGACCGGATGCGGGTCGCTGCTGCCGATGCGGTATCGGTTCCGGCTGCCTGCGTGGCCACCACGTAGCGCGCAAAGCGCTCGGTGAAGTCGTACTCCACGGATGCCGACAGGACGTTGTCGCCCAGCAGAAGCGGAGCGGCTCGCCCGGTCCCCGAGCGCGTGAGCACGATGCCGCCGGCGCCGTCGCTCACCACGATTACGCCGGCCACCTGAGCAGCTCGCTCGATGGCCTGGAATGCGCTGTCACCCGGGTTGATGACGATCTTGTTCGGCCTGTCCGGCAGCGTAACGCCAGCCTGCAGCGACGTTTCGACGCCGAAGCGCCCGGCGATCTCGCTGGCCAGGGAGAGGATGTTGACGTTGCGAAACGTCCATGTATCGAGGATGGCCGAGCAGTCCACGAGCGCAGCCGCACGATCGCGGCCGGAGACAGACATGGCCCGCTGTCCGCCATCGAGCGACAAGCGCCGGCGATCGACGAATCCGTCGAGCACTACCTGGCCATCGATCTCGACGCGGCAAGCGTCCTCCTCGATGATCGCCCAGGGCGCATCTTGCCCGCTCCAGCGGTCGGTGACCTCGAGCTCGAACGAGCCGGCGATTGACTCGATAGAGCGCGTGATGGTGACGCCCTTCCATCCGCCGTATCGGCGCCCGTTGACGAGTAGCACGACGTCAGACATCGGTCAGCACCAGGAGCGAGCCGGACAGGAACCCGGGATGCTGCACGGCATTGCGGGCGATGATGTCCGCCTCCAGCTCGACGGTGCCATAAAGGCGGTAGCTGAGCAGCAGCGACGGAGTACTCGTGCGCTGCTCATGCGCCACCTGGCGAGCAAGGACGGCATCACCTGGGACGGCGCGCAGCACGGCCGCACGAAGCTCCACGAGCGCCGGGTAGGACGTATCGCCGGCGGTGGTCGCCTGCTCCTCGAGCCGGTCAGCCACGGCAGTGCGGTCCGCGATGGCGTCCTCGAGCGTCTCATGGCTCACGCTGACCAGCGCGCGCGCAGCCTCAATCACCAGCAGCCGGCGCAGAGCAGCGGACAGCGCGGACTGATTATCGCGCTCGAGCGCGCGGGTGTCCGAGTCGCCCGTGACAAGCTCTGGGGCATCGGTGTCGTAGGCGTCGAGCAGCGCCTGCACAAACCTGCGCGGGCTCTCGGCGATCGTGTCCTCGAGATTTCCGAGAACACCGAGCAGGGCGGCCATGGTCTCGGCAGGATCTCTGACGATCGTGGTCGCGTCGCTCACGATGCTTTGGATGTCCACATCCAGCCGGGCGAGCTCCTGCGTCGTAGCGGCTATTGGTGCCAGCGCTTCGTCGAGACCTGCAGCTACGCCGGCAAGATCGGCGGCCAAGCTGGTGATGGCATAGATAGGCTGTCCGGTGGTATCGAAGTCCTCCGCGAGTTCGTCCTCGATGGCCGTCTGCGCGGCGGTTGATGCCACATCAACGGCAGCGTCGAGATCCGGTGCCTCGATGGGGACCAATGGGATCGCCGGCGCCTCCGTGAACTCCAGCGAGAAGCGAGCAAGCCCTCCCTCCTCGATGGATTCGCGCGTGGCCAGAGATGAGCAGACCGCCCGCACGGAGCCGTAGTAGGGGTGCACGAGCTCGCCAGGGCCGGCCGTGTCCTCGAGCGCGGACAACAGGGCGTTGCGCTGCGTGACGTAGCTGTCGCCCAGCACGTAGCCCTCCACCTGGAAGGTCCGAGCGCGCCGTCCCATGTCGTCGATGCTCGGGTCGTCGCGGAGTGGAAACTCGTGCACGACCGTGCGCCGGCCACCTGAGCGCTCGGCCGACTCGACGAAGAAAGGCACACCACGAAACGACGCGCCGATCAGGATGCGGCCGTCACGGAACTGAACACGCCGAAGATCATCACGCCAGGTCATAGTCCTCCGAGCTGGTATCCGACCGCGAGATCAACTGATGCCGTGTTTCTCCGGTCGCTCTCCACCCGCGTTCCCCGCGGCGTATTGGCGAATTGCACGCTGACGGCGGCCGAGCTGGCGCTCGTGCCCGCGGCTGCAAGTCGCCCAAGCCGTTCGCCGCCGATCGCTGCGCCGGCTCCCGCGGCCACGTCAGGGCCAGCGTCCTCGTCATCGCTACCGAAGAACGAACCGATGGCGCCGCCCACGTCGCTCACCGCGCCGGCCACCGTGTCGACGGCACCCGTTACGGTGTCGACCACGCCCACGATCTTGGAAACGATGTCCTCGATGATGCGCCACGCTGCCTCGAACACTTCGGTCACGCCAAGCCACAGCTCCGCGAAGAATCCTTTGATCGGCTCCCAATGCGTGATCACGATGCCAAGGGGGCTGAAGTTGAAAAAGGCGAACTTGAGCCAGTCAAGGAATGTCGCGAACGCCTCCGTCACCACTTCCCACATGGAAACGAGGAACAGCTTCACCTTGTCCCAGTTGGTGATCAGGAGGTAGCCAGCGGCCACCAGGGCGACGATGCCGAGAATCACCCATGTGATAGGTGATGCGAACAGCGCAACGCTCAGGGCCTTGATTCCGATGATCAAGCTCTGGATGACGATGAACACTTTTTTCATGGCGATGGCTACCGCGATGAGCTTGCCGAAAATCAGGATGGCCGGCCCGATGGCTGCGACAACCACGCCGATGGTCACGATCCATTTCTGCGTGGAACGGTCGAGCGACCCCCACCATGCGGCCAATGACTGGAGCATCGAGGCCAAACTCTCCATGGCTGGCGCAAGGATGGTGCCGATGGATACGCCCACGCTCGTCAGCGCATTTTTCGTGCGCTGCGTTGACGACTGCAGGGTAGCGTTCTGCTTTTCGAACGCGACATCAACTGCGTTGACACCCTCTCGCATGTCGCTCAGGGTCTGGACAAACGCCTTGTTTTGCCCGCCGGTGAGCCCGAGGACGGCATTGAGCGCTTCGGTGGAACCGACCAGCTCGAGTATATGTGCCTCGTTGCCCTTGAGCTTTCCTGAGATCTTCTCGAGCGCCGGCACCAACCCGCCGGACTTGGCGATCAGATCCTTGAAGTCCTTGGCCCCAAGCTTCTTGAAAACCGCGCTCGACTTATCCGTCTCGCGCGTTAGCCCAGAGATAACGGCCCGGAGTTGCGAATGAGCCTGAGCCGCTGGCAGGCCGGTAGTGGTGAGCGCTGCAACGCTTGCCAGGTACTCATCGAGCGGCGTTCCCGTGGCAGCGACCGTGCCGGCTACAGCGCCAAACCCCTGGGAGAGCTGCTCGATGTTCGTCTTGCCGTTCTTGACCGTCTTGAAAATCTGGTCATAGACCGCATCCGCTTCCTCCCCCTTGAGCTGGAATGCGTTGACGGAGGATGTCACCAGATCTACGGCCTGCTTTGTCGTGCCGAGGCCAGCCTTGCCGAGGCGTGCGGACTGCTCGAGCACGGTGAACTGGTCAGATGCCGCCACGCCCGCTGAGCGCACGTCGTAGAGCGACGCGGTGAGGTCGTCGATAGCCACAGGAACACGCCCGCCGATGGCGAGCACTGTCTTGCCCATCTCCTCGAGACTCTCGGTGGACGTGTCGATCAGCGTCGAGATGTTGGCCATCCCCGCCTCGAACGCTGCAGCAGCAGATATGCTTGCGGCCCCAACGGCCACGATAGGAGCGGTCAAGCCAACGGATAGCGACCTGCCCACCGCCTCGATTTTTTTCGCGTGCGTGGCAACGCGCTGCGACACCGACCGGAGTCCGGCCGTTGCTTTGTCGATCGCACGGATGACGATCGAGAGCGGAAATTCTGTCTTACCGGCCACGCTTCTGCGCTATCCATTCGGCCTGTTCGAGCCAAAACACTATGTCGTCCGCCGTCATCTCCATCAGCTCCGACGGCGGAAAATGGAAGGTCGCTGCTAGGACTCCGAGAGCTCGGTCCCAGTCCCCTGGGAATTGGCGAAAAAATGCACCACCACCCGCTCCACCTCGGCAAGGTCATCGCCCTCCAACTCGTCGATGAACTGCGTGGTCTGTCCGGTGAGGTAGCCGGCCAACTCCAGGATCATGGCGAACGGCCGATCAGTAGGCGTCTTTAGGCGCCGCTTATCCTTGGCCTTGCACGGACGCAC